AGGTTCCAGCGGCAATTGCAGCACAGCAGGTTCCAGCGGCTATTGCAGCACGGCGGGTTCCAGCGGCGATTGCAGCACAGCAGGTTCCAGCGGCAATTCCAGCACAGCAGGTTCCAGCGGCAATTGCAGCACAGCAGGGTCCAGCGGCGATTACAGCACGGCGGGTTCCAGCGGCAATTACAGCACAGCAGGGTCCAGCGGCGATTACAGCACGGCGGGTTCCAGCGGCAATTGCAGCACAGCGGCAGCCACTGGGGCTTATTGCAGCGCAAAAGCAGACGGAAAAGATAGCATTGCCGTTGTAAACGGCGCTTGCGGTAAGGCGTGCGGCGCACTGGGCTGCTATCTGGTGCTGACAGAGTACGATGATGACGGCCACATGATCTGTGCCAAAATGGCCCGCGTGGATGGTTCTGCCATCAGAGAAAACGTTTACTATACCCTCAAAAACGGCGAGTTTGTGGAGGCTGAGCCGTGAAGAAGCATTACAACAAGCGTTGGCTTGAACAGCGCTGGGATGAAAGGCAGCCGGAACGGTTGGAGCACATCCGGCTGAAACGGCAGCTGAGAGGAAAAAAGGAGGGGTGCGGCAGTGAAGCCGAGCATGGGAATTGCAGAGTGCTGCCAGATCATGCGTGATAATAACATTTCGGTGAGCGAGCCGATCTTTACCGGTATGATTCAGGCCGGAAGTTTCCCGGCATGGGCGGTGCCATCCATTGACACCAAGAGTGCGGCTCCGCTGATCTCCCGTGCCGGATTTATGGCGTGGGTGAAGGATTTTTACAAGCTCGAAAAGGTTTATACAAAGGAGGACCCGAAAGAATGAAACTCAAATCTACTACTTACTACTGGTTGGCTGTCGTTTTTGGCGGCGTTGGAATGGGCGCAGCTATGGGCGCAGAGGGCACCGCACAGACCACCGGATACATCTCCGGCACGCTGTTTGCAGTGTCGCTGGTGCTGATTTTGGCCGCTGTTCTGCTGGCCCGTCTGGGCTTTGCCGCAGAGGACAGGGAGAGAGCCGCAAAGCGGCGCAAGTACGGCAAGATCAACCGCACCAACGCCCGCAACCCGGAATACCCGGAGAATCAGGAGCGTGGGGCATGATGACGGCCAAAGAATACGTTGAGGGCAAAGTCAAATCCTACACGCGGCTTGCCGAACGCTGCAAGCGAGAAGCCGAAGCCTCGGATGACATTGTTGTCCGGGCCGGATACTCCGCACGGGCAAACGTCTGGGAGATGTGCGCCGAAGAAATGGACAACGTGCGGGAGATTCTGGAAGAGGAATCAGGAGAGATCACGTATGCCTGACACTGTCCACCATGTTATGTGGTACACCGTGTATGACGCAAAAAAGAAGAGCCTGCCCGTGCGCCAACACGGACAAGCCCAAAGGGTGATGAGTTTCGCCGCCCATCACCACAAAAATAACACAAAACAGGAGGTTTTACAAGTGGCGCTTTTGCAGATCTATGACGGGCTTGAAAACCCGCCGAAACTTTTAGAGAGACGCTCTGCGCAGACAGTGGGAGAGCTGATCCAGCAGGCGGATGCACTGTCCGAAAAGGAACACGCGCAAGGTTATCCCCGCAATACCTACATCGTATATAACAACGATGGTGAGAGAGTTTATCAGAGGTGGTGAATATTTATGCAAGGAGAATTGACCGTCCGGGTGGAGCACACGGAACTGCCCGCGATCCGGTGGAATGAAGATGAGGTCCGGCAGAACCTGACCGAAATGCTGGCCGCCTACACCGGCCGGGTCTACACCCCGGAGACCATCAAGGATGCCAAGGCCGACCGCGCCGCAGTGAACAAGCTGGACAAGCAACTCTCGGATGCTGCCCGCAGTGCAAAGGCCTTTTACATGAAGCCGCTGGAAGAGTTCTTGCAGAGTGCCAAGCAGATGCAGGGTCAGTGCAAGGCTGTCTCCGGTGCCATTGACCAACAGGTCAAGGCTGTGGAGGAAGCCGAACGGCAGGACAAGCAGGACGCGCTGCGGTCTGTCTATGCGGACTGCATCGGCGAGCTGCGGGAGCTTATCCCCTTTGACCGCCTGCTTGTGCCCCAGTGGCTGAACAAGACCTATGATCTGGCAAAGGCCGGCCGGGAGCTGCGCAAGAGCGTGGAGACCCGGCGGGAGGAGCTGCGGCTCATCCGGGAGACCTGCGGCGAGGATGCCGAAGCCTGCACCACGGAGTATCTGCGTGAACTGAACCTGAACGCCGCCCTTGTGGAGCATAGCCGCCGCCAGAATGCCAGGGACGCACAGCGCCGCGCAGAAGCCGAGAGAATGGCCGCAGAGCGGGCGCAGGCCACCGCTCCGGTCATTATCCCCCCGACCGATGAAGAACGCCAGATCGCCACAGAAGCGGCTCAAACGGCGCAGGCCAATGCAGCCATTACGCCGGATGGCAGGTTGGATTTCAGCATGCTTCAGAAATTTGCAGAGCCTGCAAAGCCGGCAGCTCCTGCCCGCAAGCAGTATCGTTTCTGGGTAGAGTTCACCCGCGAGGACATCGCATGGTTCAAGCAGGGAGCCGCAGAGCGCGGTTTCCGCTATGGTTCTATCAAATAATTTTGGAGGTATTTACTTATGGCACTTGCTCGTCCCGGCGCACCCGCGCCTACTTCGTCCGTTTCCAATGCACAGGCTCTGGCAAACCGTTCCGTTCAGAACGCCAACCGTGCAGGCAGCACCGCTATGCAGGCCGCATCCCCGTCCGTTCCCGTGGAGATCACCGGTGCTGACGGTCAGCACTTCACTGTGAGTTTTGGAGACGTGCGCAACTTCATCTGCCCAAAGGCCACCGATGCTGAATGCAAAATCTTTCTGGAGACATGCAAGCAGTATCACCTGAACCCCTTCACCAAGGAAGCCTATCTGATCCACTACGATAACAAAAACGATGACACCGCCAGCACCATCGTGTTGGGCAAGAACTGCTACATGCAGATGGCCGAGCGCAACCCCAACTTCGACGGCTTTGAAGCTGGAGTGATCGTCCTGACCGCAGATGGCCAGCTGCTGAACCGTGAGGGCTCCATTGTCTATGATGGAGACGGCGGCGAGACCCTTCTCGGCGGCTGGGCGAAGGTCTACCGAAAAGACCGCACCCGCGCCAGCTATGAGGAAGTCAAGCTCAGCGAGTATGACACCGGCAAATCCCTCTGGAACGGCAAAAAGGCCACCATGATCCGCAAGGTAGCGCTGGTGCACGCCCTTCGTGAAGCGTTCCCGTCCACCTTCGGCGCTCTGTACGATGAGAGCGAGGTGCATGTGGACGCCGAAAGCACCGCCCGCGAGGTGCCCGAAGATCTTCCGGTGCTGGATCCTTACGCAGGCTCCCACCGCCGCCGCAAGACAGCAGGCACGCTGATCCCGGCTCCGGAAGCGCCTGCGGAAGACCAGCCCGCCGATGACCCGTTTGGTGGTGATGATGCATGATCGTCCAGACCAAGAACGGCATCATGCTGCACGGTGAGATCGCCAAAGACCCGGTGCTCCGGGATGCCGGTCAAAAGCGGGTGCTGAAGTTTGACCTGAAAGCAAGCCGCACACAGGACGAGACCGGAAAATGGCAGAGCTTTTTTGTAGGCGTGAACATCTGGCACGGCATCGACCAGTGGGATGGGATGCTGCAGAAAGGTGATCAGGTCACAGTTTTTGCCCAGAAGCTGAAAGAGCGGGAGCACAACAGCAAGATCTACTACGATGTGGACGCGGATGACGTTCAGCCCGGTGGGCTGGTGACATTCCGTTGGCTGCAGCAGATGATCGACCTGATGGCACAGCCTAGCCCGCCGCTGGAACCTGCAGAACCGGCAGCAGAACCGGAAGGCCTGCAGGGCGCGCAGATGTACCCCGGCGAAACGCTTGCGGATTACGAACCGCACAGCACTGCCGCGCCGGAACCGGCTCCATCTACCGAGTATGACCCCATCAACCAAGACGCAGAAGATCTTCCCTTCTGATTTTGCAAGCTGTGCTATCCGGCTATACGGGCGTGCAAAAACGAGAAAGGAGGTGGAGTATGCCGGAGAAAAGACGAACCAGCTTTATTTTGCTTTTGGAGCACGTTCACACGATGGAAGAACTGGCAGATGAAGAGTTTGGACAGTTTATCCGTGCGTATGCAGCTTACGTCGAGAACGGAACAGAACCGGATTTTACAGACCGCTCCATGCGGATGATGTGGAAAACTGTAAAAGCATTTGATGAAATGAACGTACAAAAGTATTCCAGCACATCCGAAGCGCGGCAGCAAGCTGGAAGAAAAGGCGCGGAAAAGCGTTGGGAATCTGATAGCAAAGCTATTGATGCCAATAGCAAAAATAGCAAATGCCATTTTGCCAATAACAAAAATAGCAAATGCCATTTTGCCAATAGCAAAAATAGCTTATCTGTATCTGTATCTGAGTCTGAATCTGTTTATAAAGAAATATCCCCTAACGGGGATATAAAGAAAGGCGCTAACGCGCCGATACCCACGCCGGAGACCAAAACAGCCAGATTCCACCCACCGGACATGGCAGAGGTCAAGGCGTACTTTGCTGAAAAGGGCGGAACGACAGAGCAGGCCCAGAGGTTCCTGGATTTTTACGAGTCCAACGGGTGGAAGGTGGGTAAGAACCCCATGAAGAGCTGGAAGGCAGCTGCATCCGGCTGGATCTCGCGGGACAAGGAGCGGCAAAAAGCCCCTGCGTTCCAGCGCAACCCGGTGCGGTACGTTTCACGCCCGCCGGAGGAAGCCGAGAAGGCCGGGGATTTCATGAGGGACGCACCGGACCGCACCATGAAGTGGCTGGAGAAGAGGAAAAAGGAGGAAGAGAATGCCCCGATACAAAGTGATCCTTGAGTGCAGCGGCCCGGTTGGAGATGCAGCACTCACCTACCGCATGACGGCTTCCAGTCCGCAGGCGGCAGAATTCAGGGCCTGCCAGATGGCGGGCGACCACTACCCGGAGTATACGGATATTCAGGCCAAAAGAATGGAGGTCGAATCCCCATGACGAACCCGACATGTAAAGACTGCCCCGACCGGCACCCGATCTGCCATGACAACTGCCCGAAGTACGCCGAGTACAAGCACCAGTTGAAGGAGCAACGTGCATACACGAAAGCCAAGAATGCGGCGGAGTGCATCAGCAAGAACGCATTCAATCAGGAATTTTGGATGGGAGGAAGAAAACGGTGAAAGTGTTGATCGCCTGCGAGGAATCGCAGGAAGTATGCAAGGCGTTTCGGGCAAAAGGCCACGAAGCCTACTCCTGCGATATTCAGGAGCCATCCGGCGGGCATCCCGAGTGGCATATTCTTGGAGATGCGCTCAAGGCTCTGGAGGGGGGGGCAAGTCGTGACGATGGACGGCATAGCGCATGATGTGTCACGCTGGGACATGATTATTGCATTTGTCCCGTGCACAAAGACGAGCAATGCGGGAGCAAGACACCTGTACAAGGGAGGAAAACTCAATCTTTCCCGGTATTATGAGGGATTGTGCGGCAAGGCGCTTTTTCTTGCCGTGTGGGCGGCAGATTGCGAAAAAGTGGTGATTGAGAATCCTACCCCAGCAAGATTTTTGATTACCCAAAGCCTACGCAGGCAATACAGCCCTATGAATATGGGCATCCCTACAGCAAGAAAACGCTACTGTGGGAGCGCGGCGTGCCGCCGTTGCATCCGACAAACATTGTAGAGCCTACCGCCACATGGTGCCCGTCTGGCTCCTATTCGCACAAGCATGGTGAGCAGCACAAGGGCATGTTTACCACTGACCGCGCAAAGAACCGGGCAAAGACTTTTCCGGGCGTTGCAAAGGCCATGTCCGAACAATGGGGGTAAAAATGAAAAACATTCAGACGGCGCAGAAGTACAAGCCCGGACAGTATATCGTTTCGCTCGATCATCTGATGGAGCAGGAAAGAATTTTCTTTATGGGGAAAATTGTAAACCGGAGTTGGTTTGTAAATTGGCAGTTGTGGTATGTGGATCTGGAGCTTAGTAAGCTGAATATTCGTGAAGCTGTCAAAAAGGAGGAAAAACATGAAGCCGAAAACGAAATCCGAGCTGATGACTGAATGGGCAAACCAGCCGGATCAGCTCAAGAAAGAGCGGGAAGTCAAGGCTGTCCGCAAGGCGATGGACGATGCCCGCGCTGTGATACAGGACGGTCTGACCCGGTACGTCAAGAAAAAGACTAAAGCCCGCAGCATGGCAAAGACTGAAGCCGACCCCTTTGCTGAGCTGGAAGGCTGGGAAAGCATGGAGCAGATCCAGGATGCCTACGGCTATGGCGAGATCACCGCCTACAGGCGGGACAAACTCACCGACCTATGGGAAGCCCGGGAAGCTGCCAGGAACAGCTGCAAGGGCGCAGACAAGTATCACGACCTTGTAACGGAGATGCTGGAAACGGCCATCCGCCGGGTGGGCAATGAGTACGCAGATATGCTGTTTGAGCATGACCAGCAGCGCAGGGAAGCTGAAAAGCAGTGCGAGCAGCTGGCAATGGAAGGAATGATGAAAAAATGAAGGCTGTCCTCATCAGCATCCGCCCTGAGTGGTGCGACCTCATCGTGCGGGGCAAGAAAACTATTGAGGTACGCAAAACCCGCCCAAAATTGGAAACGCCGTTCAGGGTGTACGTCTACTGCACAAAAGCTCCGCAGCAACTCATCACCATTTTCAAGGATGGCGAAGAAACGATGGACGGCGAAATCCATCACGGAAAGCCTGTGTTCGTAAAGTTCAATAAGCTACTGCCGGACAGCGTTCGCGGTAAAACTCAGGTGGTTATTGGAGAGTTCATTTGCGATGACATCCGACGCATTGGCCCTGAATACTGTGTCGTCAAAGAAGATATCAAATCTGCAATTTCTGGAAGCTGTCTCACAGTACCGCAAGTCAAAGACTATGCCGGATGGAAGTCCGGGATGAGTTATGCAGATTTGAAAGACTTGTATGGCTGGCACATTTCCGACCTGAAAATTTACGATCACCCGCGGCCGTTGAGCGATTTCACAAGGCTGCGGGCGACAAAATTCGGTTACGAGCCTGTAAGGATTGAGCGACCACCGCAATCCTGGTTTTATGTGGAGGATGGAAGATGAAACTGACCCTCTACGGCGACCCCCGCACCAAGAAGAACTCTGCCCGCATCCTCAAAAGCCGCTCAGGCGGGCGCTTTGTGGCCCCCAGCAAGGCCTACGTGGATTATGAGACGGACTGCCTGCGGCAAATCAAAAGGCCGCGCAGCCCTATCTCTGCCCGCGTGAACGTGAGGTGCGTGTACTACATGAAGACCGCCCGCCGGGTCGATCTGGCAAACCTCATCGAGGCGACCACGGACATTCTGGTGAAAGCCCACGTGCTGGAGGACGACAACAGCAAAATCGTCGCCGCCCACGATGGCAGCCGGGTGGATTACGACAAACAAAACCCCAGAGTGGAGATCTGGATTGAAGAAATGGAGGAGTAATATGGAACTTGCAACGCTTGGCTTTTTATGCTTTGACACGCCAAATCCCAGCACTAGCGTGGACTACCACACCGTCAAGGCGTGGTTTAAGCAGCTTCGGGCTATGGACGACCGAATTGACCGCATCCAGCTGGACATCCGGCAGGCGCATGACAAAGCCACGAAGTGCACCGCCAGCATGACCGGAATGCCCGGCGGATCCGGGCACGGAGACAAAATCGGGCTTTGTGCCGAAGAAACAGACGAAAACGAGCGCAAGATGCAAGAGCTGCAAGCCGAGCTCGAAGCTTTGCGGATGGAAGCAAAGCGCCGAATCAAGTACATTGCAGGCACCAAAAGCAGTGACATGATGCAGGCATGCTTGTATGGCTACTACGTCCAGAACCAAAAGCAGGTCGTTGTGGCCCGCAGCCTTGGCCTGCCAAACGAAAATCGCGTTTCTTTGTATGTGCGGGATGGATGCAAGCAGCTTGCGCAGATTTGGCATCAATTTATGTAATTTTCTTACATGTTGTCGTTATTGTTGTTACATGTGAGATGTGGTAAAATTGATATAAGCGGAACCGCCGAAAGCGGTAAGACGCTTGCCACACAGCCTCCGAAAAGTGTCCCTTCTTGGCATTTTCCTCCTTTTCTGTTTGCAGGTACTGGGCTTTGCTCTCTCTTCACGTTTCACGGGCTGCTTCTATGCGATACACTGAAACAAAGGCAGCCTGCCGCTCATGAGAGACAGGAGGCGGTTCGATTCCGCCGTATCGCACCGTATGGCGCATGGACTAGACAACCCGCAAGGCCGCACGTGCAACCTCCCGTGCCAAGAAAAGGCCTTAGAATCCTTGCCAAGGTGTAGCTTTCCTGACAGGATGTGCGCCAACCAACAGCCCCGGTGGCGAACCGGAGCTGTTTTTATATGCCGCCTGAGCGCAGTTTGGAGCGCGGCGCGTGTGTGTAGACACGGCTGGTTCGATTCCAAGGGCGGCTTTTTATATTCCCGTAGCTCAATCGGTAGAGCAGCGGTCTCCAAAACCGCATGTTGCAGGTTCGAGTCCTGCCGGGAGTGCTTGCGTGCCCTATGAGGGGGCGGCGCAATAGCGGGGCATCCGGCCGCGAAAGTTCCGGATGCAGCAGTGCCCACCGTTTGACGCATGTCCAACGAACTGAATGCACGGGCGCTGCTTATATGCCGTCATAGCTCAACTGGAAGAGCGCCGCCCATTTAAGGCGGGACAACATTGGTGATACCACGGGAACATCACTGCACAGCCAACCACTGCGCACATCCATTCCGTGGGTGCTGGTTCAAATCCAGCTGGCGGCTAGCGTGATTTTAGAGTGTCCACAGTGGACACTTTTAGAGAGGAGGCATACAAATGTTTGAGCGCTTGAACAAATGTTTGAGCGCTTGAAAGAACTGATTTGCGACATGGAAAAGTTTTTGACGCGCCTCGGCGCTGGTCTTATCCTCTCGGCCTTACCGATCAGCAACAAAGAAAGCCACTTTGTACGCTATGCGCGGCGTTTCGGTTTCCGTGCAGACCACACAAAACGCGAGCCTCGGGCAGAGATCGGAGGCCGTGGCTGTATCCAAGGAGCACGGCCTGCTATCCGTGCGGATTAACCGCTGCTGATACAATACAATTAAAAACCAGCTTTTTGCATGATGAGCTCCATGCAGCAAAGCTGGTTTTTCTTATGCCGCTTTAGCTCAGTCGGCCAGAGCATCCGGCCCATAACCGGACGTGTGCAGGTTCAAGCCCTGCAAGCGGCACATTCGATATTTTGACCGTTCGGATTTTCCGGGCGGTTTTTCTTTTGCATGAGTTTAAAGAGGTGGTGGCGGTGGCCTACAGCAAAAACAAAAGGATAGGCAGACCGCCCGTCTTTGAGAGCAAAGAAGAGCTCGAGAAAAAAATCGAAGAGTTCTTCAAAAGCTGCGAAGGGAGTGTCCTAGAAGACGAAACCGGAAAGCCTGTTTTGGACAAATACGGAAACGTGATAAAAATCGACGAACGTCCAGAAACGGTTACCGGTCTAGCTTTGGCGTTGGGATTTAAGTCTCGGCAATCTTTGATTGACTATCAAGGAAAGGCTGAGTTTTCTGACACGATAACGCGCGCGAAACTACGGTGCGAGAGATACGCCGAAGAACGGCTCTATGATCGCGATGGAAACGGCGGCGCAAGATTCAGCCTGCAAGTTAATTTTGGTTGGAACGATAAGCCGAAAGAAGCGGAGCAGGAAGAGCGTCACGATGATGGTTTGATAAAGGCATTGAATGCTGCCGCGGACCTCAGCCCGCCGGACGACGTGGAGATGCTTCCGGAGGAAGAGGACAACCATGCGGAAAAGTAACGGTTTTCGCTGGAAAGCCCTCAGCCAACGGCAAAAGCAGGTCTTGAGCTGGTGGACACCGCAAAGCGCATACAGCGGCTACAACGGCATCATTGCTGATGGCGCTATCCGCTCGGGCAAGACCTTTGCCATGAGCTTCTCTTTTGTCCAGTGGGCTATGACCTGCTACAGCGGCCAACAATTTGCCATGTGTGGCAAGACCATCGCCAGCTTCCGGCGCAACGTGCTGGGGACGCTCAAGCAGCAGCTTGCGGCCCGTGGCTACAACGTCAAGGAGCATCGGGCAGAAAACTGCATGACTGTCAGCAAAGGCGGCAAAACCAACGAGTTTTACTTTTTTGGCGGCAAGGACGAGAGCAGCCAAGACCTGATCCAGGGCATCACTCTTGCCGGGGCATTCTTTGACGAGGTAGCCCTGATGCCGCAGAGCTTCGTCAATCAGGCCACGGCCCGTTGCTCTGTCACCGGGTCAAAGTTCTGGTTCAACTGCAACCCGGGCAGCCCGCAGCACTGGTTTTATCTGGAGTGGGTGCGCAAGTGCCGTTCCCGCAAGATGATGTATCTACACTTTACGATGGACGACAACCTGTCACTTTCCGAGGACATCAAGGCAAGATACCGCAGTCAGTATAGCGGCGTTTTCTATCAGCGCTACATTCTGGGCCTGTGGACCGTGGCTGAGGGCCTTGTATATGACATGTTCGACCGCAAGAAGCACGTCATTGATGTGCTCCCGGCGCTGTCTCCAAAGAGCGCTTATGTGGCTTGCGACTTCGGCACCCAGAACGCAACGGTTTTTTTGCTGCTCCAGAAGCAGGCAGATGCAGACTGCTGGATCGTCACCCGGGAGTACTACTACAGCGGCCGCGAACAGAAGCGGCAAAAGACAGTGGGCGAGTATGTTGCAGACCTCAAGGCGTGGCTGAACGGTCTCAAGCCGGAGAGGATCATTGTGGACCCCTCTGCTCTGCCCCTGATTACGGAACTGCGCAAGAACGGCTTTACCCAGACCCCCGCAAACAACGACGTTCTGAGCGGCATTCTGGACGTGCAGACCATGCTGCAGACCGGGCGGCTAAAAATATACAAGGACTGCAAGCACACGCTGGAAGAGTTTGGCGTGTACGCTTGGGATCCAGATAAAGACGACACCGTGCTGAAGGTCAACGACCACTGCATGGACGCTATCCGCTACTTCGTGCGCACAAAGCGCCTTGTGAAACTGAGGGATTGATTTTGAGCACTGTATACACATTCCAGACATTCCAGCAGGCGCAAGCCGCCGGGGAACAGCCTGATTTCATCCGGCGCTTCGTGCAGCAGCACTGCAGTTCCGGACCGTACAAGAAGGCGCTGGATGCCGACCTGTACGACGCACAGAAAAACCCGGGAGCTGAACGCTTCGCGCAGGCTTACGCTTTGATGCTGAAACGCCTATCCAAAAACACCAAGCAGGACACCCCACACCCCGATATGGTCAAGAGTAATCTTTTCCGGCGGCTCAACAAGCAGCGGGCGACCTACTCCCTCGGCAACGGCGTGGTTTTTGCGGACGATGGCGTGGACAAGGACAGGCTGGGGCAGAACTTTGACGAGCAGATTCAGAAGGCCGGATATTTCGCCCTGATCCACGGCGAGAGCTTCGGATTCTGGAACAACGACCACTTGGTGGTTTTCAAGTTGACCGAGTTTGCGCCCCTGTACGATGAAAAGACAGGCCTTTTGCAGGCGGGTGTGCGCTTCTGGCGGCTGAACCCGGACACAGATATGCACTACATCCTGTACGAGCTGGACGGCTTTACCGAGTACACGGAAAGCAAAATCGGCAATGTGATGCAGGAGACAACGCCGAAGCAGGCATACAAGAGCGTGACCGTCACCACACCCGGCGGCGGGCTGGAAAGCGTGGAGGGCGAAAACTACAGCGCTCTTCCCATTGTGCCGCTGTGGGGCTCAGACCTGCACCAGAGCACACTTGTGGGGCTGAAAGCCTACATTGACAACACCGATCTGGTGATGTCCGGCTTCTGCAATGACTTGCAGGACTTTTCGCAGATCTACTGGCTGTGCGAGAACTTCAACGGCATGACGGATGACGAGCTGCAGGAGTTCCTTGTCAAACTGAATTTGTACCACATTGCAGGCGCAGACACCAGCGAGGGCGGCAAGATCACCCCCTACACCACCGAGATCCCCGTGACGGCCCGGCAGGCTCTTTTGGAGCTGCTCCACACCCGGGTGTATGAGGATTTCGGCGGTCTGGATGTGCACTGTGTCAGCGCGGACAGCACCAACGACCATCTGGATGCGGCCTATGAACCTCTGAACCAGAACGCGGACGACTTCGAGGCTCAGGTCAAGCCGTTCATCCGGCAGATCTGCGCACTGGCTGGCTTTGAAAACGCTATGCCGACATTCAACCGCAGCAAGATCACCAACACTGCCGAACAGGTCAGCATGGTGATTTCTGAAGCACCGATAATCGGGCAGGACATGGCAATCGACCTGCTGCCAAACCTGACCCCGGAACAAAAGGAGCAGGCCAAGGCCGCGCTGATGGCTGAGAGCGCAACACGGGAGACCGTGGACGAGGAGGAGGACGAAGATGGAACAGATGAAGCGTGATATTTGCGCCGCAGTTTTTGGCTTTTTCTTCGGCTGCGGGGTAAGCTCGTTTATCATTAACGTTGCAAAGCTTGTGATGCACTTATGACTGACCGTGACCGCATCTCTACCCGCCAGCTGAACCGCCTGCGCCGCCGTATCCTCCGGGTGTACGGCACTGCCCGCCGGGAGATGCAGGAGCAGCTGACCGAGTTTCTGGCAAAGTACAAAGCACTGGACGAGCGCAAGCGGGCGCAGCTGGATGCAGGCGAGATCACCGAGGACGACTACCGCATCTGGCTGCAAAATCAGGTCTTTCAGTCCGATTTGATGCGCGCCAAGCTGGACGGCATCACACAGACCTGCACCACAGCCCAGCAGACGGCCTACAAGCTGGCCCGGGACGAGCAATACAATATCTTTTCCTTTGGCGCAAACTGGGCTTTCTACGAGCTGGAACAGGCCGCAGGCATGACGTTCGGGCTGACCCTGTACAACACCGAAGCGGTCAAGCTGCTGCTGAAGAAAAATCCCCGCATGGTGCCCAACAAGCGCATCAAGAGCGAGAGCAACCGCACCTATGACGCCAGGGTGTTCAACCGCTACGTCATGCAGGGCATCGTGCAGGGCAAGAGCGTCCACGACATCGCCGTGCAGGCGGTCAATGGCATGGCTGATACAGAGATCCACTGGGCCATGAACAACGCCATCACAGCCCTTACCAGCGCCCAGAACGCCGGGGCTTTGCAGCAGATGCGCAACGCCCAGGCTTTGGGCATCGAGGTCAAAAAGCGCTGGAATTCTACCCACGACTACCGCACCCGCGAGATGCACCGCCTGCTTGACCAGCAAACGGCAGAGCTTGACGAGCCTTTCAAGGTCATGGGTTACGAGATTCAACGCCCCGGCGACCCAAACGCCGCCCCGGAGATGGTCTACCACTGCCGCTGCGTACTGTCCTCTGCTTTGGGCAAGTATCCCCGGCAGAACGCCATGCAGCGGGACAATGTGACCAAAGAGACCACCCCCGTCATGGATTACACCGAGTGGTATAAATCCAAGGGCGGAAAAGAGAAAGAACAGATGTGGTGGGCAGAAGAGAGAAAACGGAGAAAGGAGAACGCCAAGAATGAGTAAACGAGGCTCTGGTAGTTCTGCAAGGGCAAGTGGTGCCTTTTCAAGAAACGAAAAAGCGGCCATTTCAAAAAGCGGCCATTTCAAAATTTGATGACTATGCAAAACAGCATTATAGCATAGTCGGAAACGTAGAGTACAAAAAGGGCGAGGGCGAACGTGTAGAAGCCACATTTACGACAAAAGACACATTCAACCGTCCGCGCGGCGGTAAAATGGTGCTTCCTGATAACTATGATGTGGTCGAAAGAACGTCAAAGCGCTCTTTCACGATTCTCGTATCGGACAGCGGCGTAACAAAACTTCATCAAAACCCGTCTGTATCGGAAGAAAAGGTGCTTTCAAAGCATTATTATAAGCCACCAAAACGCAAGAAATGAGGGATAAGTCGTGATTCTGCCGATGGAAAACACCGAGAAGATGATTTTTCCGGGCGTGGGCAAGTATGGCATCCCTGAAATTAAGCCGGAAACGGACATCCGCATTGACAAGCTGGAATGGATCCCGGTCAATTATGCGCTGACGGCCAAAGACAAGGCCACAAAAGGCGTGCATTTTTACAAGGACGATTACCAGTTTGAACGGTTTTGGAACAACCCCGATAAATACATTCCCCTTTTGCAGCAGTTCGGCGCGGTATGTTCGCCGGATTTTTCGCTTTACAGCGATATGCCGCTTGCGGTGCAGCTTTTCATGCACTACAAAAAGCACTGGCTGGCTGCATACTGGCAGGCGCACGGCATCCACGTTATTCCAACGCTCTGCTGGTGCGGCGAGCAAAGTTATGACTGGTGCTTTGACGGAGAGCCTAGAAACGCCATTGTGAGCATTTCGAGCCACGGCACACAATCTGACCCATACGAAGCGGAATGCTTTGCCAAACACTGCCGCAAGGCGCTTGAAGTGCTGCAACCAAGCGGTATTTTGTGGTATGGAAAGTGCCCGGCGGAGTTTGACTGGAACGTGACCAAAATTAAGCCATTTCAATACGAAAGGAGGCACTACCGTGAGTAAAAGAGGTTCTGGCAGTTCCGCGAGAGCGGGCGGCGGCGCAAATGGAGCAAAAAGTTTGGATAGTACGCTGGTAAGAAGATCGAATGATTTTTCTTTGTTTGATGCTGGCGACACAACAAAGCGCGAGTATGAAGCGAACGTGCAGAAAATTCAACAGTCGAATCTTACTCAGCAGGAAAAAGCGGCAGCACTGGATAAATTGCATGAACTGACAACGGAACAGCTAAAGGCTCAGACGAAGGTTGCGAATCCATACGTTTCCGGCCCTGCAAGGTTTAACCAGAATCAGGTGCAAAAGGCAGCGGATAACACGGCACAGAAACGGCAAAACGTCAATTCTTTTATGAAAGATGTGCAGAAAAAGTCAACCGCAAACAAAAAGGCAGCTGAAACAAAGTCGCTTTCTTCCGTTTTGGGTTCTGCAATGGACAGGGGCGCACTTGAAGTGACATTTGAGGGAAAGACCTACTACCGCGCAAGAAAAAATTCCAAGACGTGGAGAGTTCGGTAAACCATGAAATTTAACTACGACATCAAATTCACCGACAACACCCCGCGGCTGCATGAGGCTCTGGACTCATGGGCAGAGCGGGTGCTGACCATCTGGGGCATGAAGGTGCAGGACTACGCCCAGCTGCTTGTGCCCACAGGCACGGCAGACAGCACGGGCATAGAGGGCTACGTAGGCGGTGCGCTCAAGCAGAGTTTGACCTTTGCCCTCGACCTTGCCAAAAAGACCGTGACCATCGGCAGCAACCTGTTTTACAGCGTCTATGTGGAGTTGGGCACGGGCATCTTTGCCGAGAAGGGCAACGGACGCAAAACGCCGTGGGTCTGGAAAGACTTCAACGGCAAGTGGCACTTTACCCGGGGCATGGCACCCCGTCCGTTCCTCCGCCCGGCGGTGGAGAATCACATTGACGAGCTGCGAGAAATCGCGGTGGAAGAAGGAAACAAGAAGGTGTAAGCGTGAGCAGAATTGAAGAACTGACAGAAGAGCGAGAAAAGCTGCGTATTGAACAGCTCAAGCATCAAAAAGGCATCGAGGAATGCGAGCGGCGGCAGCTTGAGATTTCTAATCAAATTCGAGAGCTGAAGGTCGAAAACGACCGGGACGCAAACAAACGGCTTTGCTTTGAAATCGACGAAGCAAGAGCCAGACTCCAAAAAATTTGCGATAAAGTTCTTGGAGAGGGCAGCGCACTGGTTGGCGTGTCCCTTACTATGAAAACGAGCAATGTTGGATTTCAGAGATACGACTTCGACTAAAAACTAAATACTCAGCGGTTGGCGCACAGCGTCAGCCGCTTTTTTATGCCGCTTTAGCTCAGGTTGACAGAGCGCCGGATTTGTAATCCGGGGGCCGTGGGTTCAAGCCCCACAGGCGGCACCACACCGGCAGCACGTCCGGCAAATTAAACCTTATTGCCAAGCATGGCAGCCCGAGCAAGGGCAGAAAGGACTATCACATGGCACTCAAAAGAGCTGACATCCGCACGATTCTGGAGAACCCCGAAACCTCCAACGATGACAAGGCCAAGGCCATTCTGGACGCCCTGCACAAGGAGACGGACGAACTCAAAGACCAGCTGGATGCAGAAAAAACAGCCCGCACACAGGCCGAAAAAGACCGTGATGCAGCCAACGGCGGCAAGGAAGCCGCTGAAAAGGCGCTGACCGACTACAAGGCCCAGCAGACCAAGAAGGACGCCCATGCAGCCAAGGAAGCAAAGTTCCGGGAGCTGCTGAAGTCCGCCGGGGTGCTGGACAAGTATGCCGATCGGGTTGTGCGGCTGTCCGGCGAGGATATCGACAAGCTGGAGCTGGACGAAAAGGGCGAGGTTAAGGACGCCAAGAAGCACACCGACAGCCTGAAAGCTGATTGGAGCGACTTCGTAGGCACTACGACCACCACCGGCGCGAAGGTGGACACCCCGCCTACAAACACAGGCTCCAAAATGACCAAAGACCAAATTTTTGCAATCAAAGACGCTGGCGAACGCCAGGCCGCGATTGCTGCAAATGCCGACCTGTTTACAGGCGGCGGAAAGGACTAATACATGGCAGCAAAGACCAATCTGATCACCACTACCGAGATCACCGTCAACCCCCGGGAAATCGACTTTGTGACACGCTTCCAGCGCAACTGGGAGCACCTGCGGGAGATCATGGGCATCATGCGTCCCATTCGGATGCAGCCCGGCACCGTGCTGAAGAGCAAGTACGCCCAGGGCACCCTGCAGAGCGGCACCGTGGCAGAGGGCGAGGAGATCCCCTACAGCCAGTACACCGTTAAGGAGAAGGACTACGGCAAGATCACAATCGAAAAGTACGCAAAGGCCGTCTCCCTGGAGGCAATCCAGAACTATGGCTATGATGTGGCCGTGCAGAAGACCGATGACGAGTTCCTGTTCGACCTGACCGCAAAGGTCACGGACAAGTTCTACAAGTACCTGAACACCGGCAGCCTGAAGGGCACCCCCAAGACCTTCCAGATGGCTCTGGCCATGGCGAAGGGCAGCGTGGAGAACAAGTTCAAGAATATGCACCGCACCGTAACCGGCGTTGTGGGCTTTGCCAACGTCCTGGACGTGGCGGAGTACCTGGGCACCGCCCCGATCACCATCCAGAACCAGTACGGCTTCCAGTACATCAAGGATTTCATGGGTTACAACACCATCTTCCTGCTGTCCGACGGCGAGATCGCAAAGGGCAAGGTCATTGCCACCCCCGTGGACAACATCGTGATGTACTACGTCGACCCCTCCGACAGCGACTACGCCAAGGCTGGGCTGGTGTACACCACCGCAGGCGAGGCCAGCAACTTGATCGGCTTCCACACCCAGGGCAACTACACCACCGCCGTCTCTGAGAGCTTTGCCATTACCGGCGTGACCCTGTTTGCTGAGTACCTGGACGGCATCTCTGTCCAGACCATCACCCCTGGCGAGTAATCGCCATTTTTGAGTAGGAGGTATCCAATGACCGTTCCTGAGCTGTGCGTTTACACGCACAATTTTTTTGACCGGGCGGATGACCCCATTGCCGGGGAGTTCGCCTTTGAGCCGGACACCGTGCCCGCCGGGGTAGTTCCTGGGCAGTATTTCCTTGTGTGCGGATCCATCTTCAACGATGGGGTGCACAAGGCCGGGGACGGCGATCTGACCGCCGAGACCTTCACCGGGACGGTGCAGCCCATGCGTGTGCCGCCTGATTTTGTGGCGCTGGCTGAAAAAATCGACGCATACGACAAGGCGCTCCCATCCGGCGGCGTGTATGTATCTCAGTCCTTTGCCGGGTGGTCCGGCACGATGGCTACAGGAGCGGACGGGATGCCAGCAGACGGCAAGACCCGCTATAAATCCGAGATCAATCAGTGGAGGAAGATGTGACATGGTCAATCCGTTCGCTGCATCCACCGTGATGCAGGGCTTTACCAAAAAATACCGTTTTCAGACCCGCAGCTATGAACCGGACGGCGTGGGCGGCTTTGTGTCCGGCTGGCAGGATGGCCCAGAGTTTGAGGCCGTGGAGCGCCACGATACCACCGTGGAAGCACAGGTGGCAGAGCAGGCTGACACCGCATCTACCTATACCCTGCTGGTCAACACCGGCGTTCCGCTGGCTTTCCCGGACTACATCCGCCGGGTAAGCGATGGCCAGACTTTTCAAGTCACCAGCACGGCAGATGAGGGCAAAGCCCCGCCGGAATCCGGAATGGGACTGCGGGCCGTCAAGTGCAAAAAGGCGGTGCTGCCGTAATGGGACCATCTGAGAGCATCAACCGGGCGCTGAACGCTTTTTTCAACGGCTTTGGCATCCCGGGTTATCTGGAAGATAACATTCCTCCTGCCGCTTCACTGCCCTATCTGACCTACAAGCCCACCATCCCCGGCGGGTGGAACGAAATGGCATCCTTCCACGCCCGGCTGTGGTACCCAAGCAAGGGCGGCAGGGCCCCCATTCTGCAAATCGAAGATACGATCAGCGCAGCCCTCGCAAATGGCTTGACCATCCAATGCGAGGGCGGCGCTATTCTTTTGCAAAAAGGCACCCCGTGGGCACAGCCCCTCGACAACCCGCCTGAAGGGTATCTGTGCGAATATCTCAATTTTGAAATCACGCAATTTTGCGAGTAAGGAGCAATATGGCAAGAAAATTTTCCAAAATTTCGCAGGAAGCGTTCAAGTCCATGCAGTTCAATGCCGGAATTGTGGTCAACAAGTTTGACCCGTCCGGCGCGACTGAGATCCAGGATGCAGACATTATCACCGCCACCACCGGCGGCATCACTGCGACCTGCAAGGCAAACTTCACAGATCTGGGCGAGGACGTGGACAACGCCCAGAAGAACACCGCAGAGCTGATGCAGATCGAGGACTACGACTGCACGCTGGCCTTTACGGCCCTGAATGCCACAACGGACGTCATCAAGCTGGCCCTTGGTGCAGCCGATGTGGCAGAAAAGAAGGTCACGCCCCGCATGACGCTGGATCCGACGGAAAGCACCGGCGACTTTAAGGACATCTGGTGGGTCGGTGACACCATTGACGGTGGCTATGTGGCTGTACGTCTGATGAACGCACTGTCCACCGGCGGTTTGACCCTCAAGACCACCGACAAAGGCAAGGGCAACATTGCGGTCACCCTGACCGGCTGCCCCCGTCTGGGCAGCGACGTGGTGCCCATGGAGTGGTATTACAGCCCCAAGGCCGCAGCATAAGGAGGACATCGTATGAAATTTTTGACAGAGCTGCCCGATGAAGAGTTTCTCCGCCACTGCTGGCAGATCGCCGATGTGGCGGAGGAGGTCTTGGAAAAATCCAAGATCATGGAGCTGCGCAAGGTTCTGCCGGTCCTGACCGGCGAGGAAACGCCGGAGGAGCTGGAACAGAAGAAGAAGGAGCAGGCAAAAAAGAACATCCAGGCTATGGCAAAAAGCTTGCTGTTCGACAATGCCGCTGCCACCGCAAAGCTGCTTCCGCTGCTCTATGAGCCGGACGTGGATGAAAACGGGGTGGTTGAAAACATTGGCCCGTTCAAGAAGATGCGCGCGGTGAAAGAGCTGCTGAACAACGATGATGTGATGGATTTTTTGCTCTGGTGTCTGCCGTTGGTGCTGGCGGGTACAGACGCCTGATTTCTTCCATCAGCCCGGACGCGCTACGGCTGTTTGGCAGGCCGTACATTTTGCAGCACTGCCTGAACACTTTGCGGCAAGAGCGCATCACGCTTAGCTATCAGGCGTACATGACGGACGCTCTGGCGCACCTTATAGGCGCGGAAGAACGATGGTACGACATGGTGGCCGGGCTTGTGGAAAACCGCCAACAGCCGCCCAAGCCGTCCGCTGATGAAGTGATAGCGCGCATTAAAAATGGCTTGAACGGGGGTGATGGAACCTGAAACTTTTTGAATTGAGCGCAACCCTCGGGCTGGACGACAGCGCCTACCGGCAGGGCGTGGAAGAGGCAAAGTCTCAGACTAAGGACGCTGTCTCCACCATGATGAAGGATTATAACCGGCTGTACAGTGAGGTCATTCACCTTACGGCAGCCTATCAGAAATCACGGAAAGAGACCGGGGAAACCTCCGAAAAAACTAAGGAATTTGCCCAGAAGCTGAAAGAAGCTCAGGCCCAACTCAATACCACGTCGCAGGGACTAAAAACTGCGGAAGGGTACATGAACAGCTTTGGGGATGCCGCATCGGGGTCCAGCAAGTCTCTGGCCAGCGCCATTACACAAGGCACGGTCATGGCGAACGTTTTCTCGAAGCTCGGCTCCGCTGCACTCAGTGCCGCAGAGGGATTCATCTCTTCCGGCATCGAGTACAACGCCCAAATTGAGAAATACACCACTGGCTTTACCAATATGTTGGGCAGTGCGGAAGCCGCCCAGCAGGTCATGAGCCAGATCCAGGAAGATGCGGCAAAAACCCCGTTTGATGTCGAGTCCCTGACAAAGGCAAACCAATACTTGATCTCTGCAGGCGAGAACGCTTCCTATGCCCGCAATACCATCATGGCGCTGGGCGACGCGGTCTCTGCGACCGGTGGCGGAAACGACGAGCTGAACCGCATGGCGCAGAACCTGCAGCAGATCGCCAACACCGGCAATGCTACAACTGCCGATATCAAGCAGTTTGCTTATGCCGGCATCGACGTATACGGCATTCTGGCCGACTACACGGGCAAGTCCACCACCGAAGTGCAGAACATGACCATCAGTTATGATCTGCTGACGCAGGCTTTGCAGGCTGCGTCGGAAGAAGGCGGACGCTACTACGGCAGCATGGACACCCAAAGCCAGACCATGAATGGCCGCGTGTCTACCCTGCAGGACAATGTAAAGCAGCTGGCGGGATTGCTGACAGGCGATTTGTCCAGCGGCGTCGGCGTGGTGATCTCCAATCTCAACGATCTTGTGGTCAAGGCACAAGAAGCCTACAAAACCGACGGCTGGATTGGTCTTGCGGGCGCAATTACCGGGTTGAGCGGTCCGATTTCGTCCGTCAAATCCTGGTTTGAGGGCTTTGCTTCCAGTGCCTCCACCTGGCTGGACAAGCTGGTCTATAAGCTCAACCGTTTTCTGGGGAAAGCGGCCACAGCGGATTACGACACATACGAGGAGTATGCAGATGCAAACCTCCGCCAAAGCAACCGTGACCGCTTACGGCAGCAAGCTCTTGCAGGCGTTGGCGTCAGCAACAGGAGCTGGTCCCAGCGGCAGGCGGAACTTGCTGCGGCGGCGGGAAACGGCGGCAGCAGCATCACCACAAGCCCATCCAGTGCATCCGGCAAAAAGAAGTCATCCGGTTCTAAATCCACCACCGAAACGGTCATTTCGTCCATCTCCCGCACGGCCACGGCCACCGCACAGAATGCGCTGGGTACCGTGACCACCAGCATCCAGACCCTTACCGAAAAGGTCAAGGACAGCTCCGGCAAGATCAAAGACCGCATCACTGAGACCACCACCACCACCGGCAAGGAGATGGTGAACGGCGTCGCCACGACCTTTAAGCAGGTCGAGACCAAAGTCAACGGCACGGTCACAAAGGTCACAAAGACCTATGACGACATGTCAAAAACGCTGCTGGGCACCTTTACCAACGTCTCGGAAACCACCTTTAACGGCATCACCACAAAGGTGCAGCAGGCGGTGGAGAAGTACGCGGACGGCAGCGAGCATATCAAGAAGACCGTCACAGAGACCGGTCAGCGCATCGGCGAGAACGGCGCGGAGACCTACGAGAAGATCATCACCTACATCGACGGCGTTCAAGACAAGGTGAACGAGACCTCTACTCTTATCGACAAGAGCGCAAAGGGTACCCAGAGCCGTATTGACCAGCAGCTGAGCGAGGCTTCCGGCCAGCTGGATAAGGGCATTTTCGGGCTGGTAAAAAGCGCCTTTAGTGACGCCAAAAATGGCGACTGGGGCGGTCTCGCTCTGGATTTTGTCAATCTGATCTGGGGCGAGGTGTCGCAGGAGCAGCGTGACGTGATCTCTGATTGGCTCAATAAGGCACTGACCGCGGTCAATGAGGGCTACTTCAGCGGCGGCATCGGCAAGGCGCTGGGGTCTATCCAGAGCATCTTCACAAACGGCATTACTGCTGGAGTAGATGGCGCTACTACGTCTGTAAAGGCGTTCTCTGAGATCGTGCAGGGCCTTGCAGGTTCCGGCGGCGTAGGCGGAGCACTAGGCAGCATCGTCCAGAGCTTTTCCGGCATGGCAGGCGGTATCACCTCTGCATTGGGCAGTATCGTGTCCTTTGTGGCAGCGAACCCCGTCCTTGCCCTGATCCTGGGTGTTGGCGCTGCGGGCGCAGTCGCTGGCGGCATCGGCCTTGCCATGTGGATGAACAAGAAGAACGACCAGCAGCCCGTCAGCCACTACCAGAGCCCCTTTGACAAGACCGGCGTGTATGACAGTCTGGGCACCTTCTCCACCCGCGCAGCCCTGCAGTACCGCGTCACCGGCCAGCAGTCCATCGTTGACCGGCAGACCAGCATTCTGGAACGCATTGAAGGGATGCTGGACGAGCATCTGCCTGCCATTGGCACCGGTCAGGTTGTCATGGACTCCGGCGAGCTTGTGGGCGTTATTTCGCCTAGGATGGCACAAAATGTTGACGCGCGCATTGGTGTGACCGTGACACGGAAAGCGAGGGGCGTGTAATGGCAAAACTTCTGGGCGCAAAAATCGGCGATTACCATACCCTGACAGACTGGGGTCTGTATCTCAAAGTTGGAAGCCCAAAGATCAGCGATGCAGAGGTAGACGAGTATCTGGTGCAGGTGCCCGGCTCTGATACGCTGCTCAACCTGACGGATGCACTGGATGGCCGCCCGCACTACAAAAAGCGTACCATCACCATGGAGCTGCTGTGCAGGGCACCAAAAAAGACCTGGTCGAATCTTTACAGTCAGATCGCAAACGCCATCCATGGCAAATGGCTACAGTGCAAATTCGACGATGACCCGTCTTTCTATTGGGAGGGGCTGTGGAGCGTGTCTATGACACGCAACAGGTTTTCCAGTGCATTCACCATCACGGGCACCTGTGAACCATTCAAGCGCAGCGTGTACGACGGCTCTGATGACTGGCTGTGGGATGACCTTGTATTTGATACGGCAATTATCCGCAATTATACGGATATCCAGCTCAAAGCCAACAAGGACATCACCGTAACCGTCACCGGTGCACCAAGAGCGGCCGGCATCTACTTCAAGCGCAGCGAGACCGCCGCCGACATTGCGGTGTCCCTCAATGGCTTTGAGGTAGGCATTCTGGCCAAGTCCACCGACTGGCAGTATATCGAGGGCCTTACCATGCCGGATGGCGTTGTAGGTACTCTCATCTTTGCGGCGTCTGCGGATTGCAGCATCAGCATCCGATATCTAGGGGGCAGCTTATGAGCTATAAAGTTTATGCAGGCGTCCAGACCGGCGTTGACGTGTGGGAGACAAAGGCCTGCATTTACGACCCGGCAGACTACACGGACACAAAAAAGCTCATCAGTCCAACTCTGACACGGGAGGTGGGCAAGGCTGGAAGCTTGGAATTAACCCTGCCGCTTGGCAATGTGGCTCACTCAGCTTTGCAAAAAATGCGCACGACCGTGTCCGTAGAACAAGACGGTGCGCGCATCTGGGAGGGCAGGCCCATGAGCCATGAGCAGGATTTTATGCTGCGTCAAAAAGTCTTTTGCGAGGGAGAGCTGGCCTACCTCAACGACAGCTCCGTTGCGCCATATACAGCCAAAGACGTGACAATCAAGCAATTTCTTTCGTTCCTGCTGGAAAATCATACCGGCATGGTGGACGCATACAAGGCGTTTACCTGTGGAAATGTTGGCTTTCCGAGCACCAGCGTGGTGGTTCCAGAACTGCATAACTGCGTGATGAAACTAGACTACATGGCAGGTACTCCGGACAGTGACGGCGATTATAGGTATGAATATGGACTTTATACCTCATCCGGCGTTCAGCTTGTGAGCCAATATGAAGTTGGCTACTCGGGTGACGACACGGCCCCGGATCCATCTGCGTACAGATGGACGCTGAACGTAAAGCATGAAGTCTCTTCCATTGACGGATACATTTGGCGCACTGGAGAAGGCCTTTTTTCCGTGAGCGTAAACGTGGCTTTATCCTTGGATGGGGACGGCCAGACGCACGAAGCCACGCAAAGAACGGTTACGCCGGATATCACATGCGCTACGCACTCAAAATCCTTTCCGCCTGAGACGGAATACGATCTCAAAGACACGGTCTCAAAAAAATGGAAAATTGAAAAGCAGGGAGACGGTTATGCTGTCCTGTTCAACGGTGCAGCCCTGCCGGATTCTTCCGTGGTCCGTTACGATTCTGCGCCACGGTACACCTTTGGCGACGGACAAAATTTTGGCGTTACATGGGATGTCATCCAAAATGAGCTTGTGGAAGTGTACGGCGGGTATCTGATCGTCCGGCACGAAAACGGGGCCAGGTATCTGGACTACGTCCGGGAAGTGCAGGAGAAAAACGGGCAGCCCATCGCATTCGGCACAAACCTGCTCGACCTGAACAGCTACGTCAAAGCAGAGGATATCGTTACCCGTGTGATTGCAGTGGGCAAAAAAAAGTCCGGATGGTTTTTGTGGAGGCACGAAAGTACGATCACTGCCACCGCAAACGACACCGCGGCCCAAAAGCTCTTTGGCATCATCACAAGGATCATCGTGATCGACGGCACCGCCAGCACAACACAGTCGCTTCTGGATGCCGCCAACGCGGAGCTGTCCAAAAACTTGCGTTATCTCGACGGAATCACGGTAAAGGCTGTGGACCTCAAGGATGCCGGTGTGGATATCGCCCGCCTTGGCTTTGGCAAGATGACACACATCTACTCCAACCCGCACGGGGTGAACACCTGGCTTTTGTGCTCTAAGATTGTGGAGCCTTTGGACGCGCCGGACAAAAAAGAATTCACGCTGGGCATTGATTTCTCCAGCGTCAGCGACTTGCAGGCCCTGAGCGCACGAAAAGCCAGTGACGCCTATGACCTGAGCCGCTCGCTGAAGGGCTATGCATCCGCAAAGGGGTGATAAATTGGATAAGACATTTGACGAAGCAATTTCCGAAGTCCGCAATGCAGAGCGCGGCGTGGAAGTACGGGAAGCCCTTGCACAGGGCTTTGAGTATGTGAAGCAGTATGGCGAGGCTGTTATCGCGCGGCAGGAAGAAGCCGTTCAGAGTGCGGAAACAGCCACAAACGCGGCGGCAACTGCCACAGCACAGGCCGCCGCAGCAGCCAAGACAGTCAAAGACGCCACTGCAAACGCCATAAGCGCAGCGCAAGAGCAGGCAGGTATTTCGACATCGAAAGCCGAGGAATCTGCTTCCAGTGCCGCAGGAGCAGCGGCCAGTCAAACTGCTGCCGCGTCTAGTGCATCTGCCGCAAAGGCCAGCGAGGAAGCAGCTGCAAAGAGTGCCGCCGACGCAAAGGTTATCGTGTCCACTGACACGACCCTGACCGTATCTGGTGCACCGGCTGACGCAAAGGCGACCGGCGACGCCCTGGCTCAGAGGTATAGAAAGGACGAGGCCGATGCCAAATTTGGCACGCCTGCCACGCCTGACAAGCTAGGCCCCGTAAAAGTTGGCGCTGGCCTCGGCGTGACAAATGACGGCACCCTGAGCGTGACCAGCGTCAACGGCTTTACGGTCAAGGCGCAGACCACCGACCCCGGCGTGGGCAGCGCTCTCGACACAGGCACTGTCCTGCTGGTGTACGCATAAGGAGGTGGGCGCATGAGCATCTATCTCGGTGCCGGGAGCACGGCACACAAAATGTCCAAACTCTATGTGGGCGTGGGCGGTCAGGCCCGGCAGGTGCAAAAGGTGTACGTCGGCATAAATGGTCAAGCCCGGCTCGTCTATCAAAGCGGCAGCCCCATAGGCAGTCTGGCCGTGGGCAGCATCGTTAAAATCAAAGTAAATGGTTCTTCCAGAAACTTCATCGTTGTCCATCAGGGCAAGCCGTCCAGCGTCTATGACGATAGCTGCGCCGGAACGTGGCTGCTGATGAAGGACATCTACGGAAGCCGCCAGTGGGATAGCTCGGACACCAACGATTATGCCAACAGCACCATCCATTCCTACCTGAACAGCACGTTCCTGAATCTGGTCGAGTCGAGCGTCAAGAACGCCATCAAGCAGGTAAAGATTCCGTATCGCAAGGGCCGCGGTACGTCAAAGACCGTCACCAGCGGCTCGAATGGCCTGTCTGCGAAGATTTTCCTGCTCAGTGCGACCGAAACGAGTTTCAGCTACAACTATATGCCGAGCGGCGAGGGTGCAGAGCTAGCCTATTTCAAGGGCTGTGCAGATCATGATTCGGATTCCAAGCGTGTTGCCTATCTCAACGGTTCTGCCACCGGCTGGTGGCTCCGCTCTCCGGGCTGCAACGTCTCCGCCAAACGCGCGCTGGTCGTCGGCTCCAATGGCAACTGTGGCGACACCAGCTGCTCCTACTCGAGAGGCATTCGCCCCGCTTTGATCATGCCGTCCACCACGCTGGTGGACGAGAGCGGCAATGTGATTGGATAAGGAGGCACTGTATGGACACTAAAATCAAGCCCGGTTACACTGCTCCGGCGGCAAAAGCCGATTACACCGCCATTGCGCAGGCCGTGAGCGAGCACAACGATGCTGCACAGCCCGGCCAGCGCTACTGGGGCGTTGCACTGGCAGACGGCACCTACATGGTGTACGAGGCGGGCACGGTACCACCCCCGCCGACCGCCGAAGAGCTGGCCCAGCGTGAAAAGGAAAAGCAGGAAGCCCAGCAGCGGAAGGAAGCGCTGGACAAGCTGCCTCAGACGTTGGAAGCGCAGAAAAAAGAAAATGAGATGCTTCGGCAGTGCTTGCTGGAAATGAGCGAGACTGTCTATGCATAAAATCACACAAAGAATCGAAAGGATGGTATTTATGATGGCAATGCTGTGGGGACAGGAGATTATGTCTGCTGAGACTGTCGAGGAGGCAAAGGCGCTGTATAAGCGCTGCCCGCGCCTGCTGAAGGAGAAGGTCAAGGCAATTCTTATCAAGAGCGGCTTTGAGGAGATCGTACAGGAGGAGTAAGCGATGGAAAAACTTTTGGAATTTCTGGCGTGGCTGGTGAAGGTGCTTTTCGGCGGTGACAGCGAAAGTCCTGCGCCGGAAACACCCAGAGAGACTCCCGTTGAGGAGGCCGTCACCGGCTGGGGGGGCGACCCGCCATACCGCTACATCGACGTAAGCCGGTATCAGGGCAACATTACTCTGGAGGGCTGGAAGAAGGTCAAGGCCGCTGGCTATCAGGGCGTCATGCTCAAGACCGTCAGCACAAACAGCAGGCTCTCCAAGCGGGCAGATGGCCTGTACATCGACCCCACCTTTGAGACCAACTACCGCAATGCAAAGGCGGCAGGTCTGGCTGTGGGCGTGTATTACTACACCTACGCCACCAGCGAGGCGATGGCCGATGCAGAACTTTCCCTGCTGGCTGACGCCCTGCGTGGCAAGACGCTGGAAATGCCTGTGGCAGTGGACGTGGAGGACAACAAATTCAGGGTTCTTGGCAAGCAGGCGTTGACCGACCTGACAGCCTACGCCCTGAAAAAGGTGGAAGACATGGGCTTTTATGCCCAGCTCTATACCTACACCAGCTTTGCTAAGACACGCCTGTATATGGGCGGTGCTGCCCTCAGCCCCTACGACGTCTGGCTGGCCGACTACACCGGAAAGACGCCTGCCGTGACCTTTGCCTACAACGCCCACCAGCACACCAGCAAGGGCAGCGTGCCTGGTATTTCCGGCCACGTTGACCTCAATGTGACCACCCTCAACTACCAGAAAATCATCCGCAAGAAGGGTCTGACCCGTCTCCGGGAGGGCAAATGACCGAAAAAGAAGCTCTCCTGTGGGTGCTGGGCGTCCTGGGCAGCCTGTGCGCCGCGGCCATCACCATCGACAAGGTGCTGGAAATTATCCACAAGTACATCAAAAAGGCGCAGGAGCCGGACAACGCGCAGAACAAGCGGCTTGACGAAATGGACAAGCGCTTGCAAACGCTAGAAATGGGCTATGCGCAACATTCTTTGGCGCTTGGGCGCGATTTGTCCCGATTCGGGGAAATCGACGAAGTAAACCGCCTGACGCTTGAAGCCGTTCGTGCCCTGCTGGAAGCACAGCTGACCGGAAACAACGTGCCCGCTATGCAGGCCAGCAAGGAAAAAATTGATAATTACCTCATGGAAGGAGTAACGAAACATGGAAGCAATGCTTAACTTTATCCCCACCCCCGTCGCCCTGGTTCTGATGGTCCTGGGCTTTATCTCCCTGGCAGTTGGTGCAATTCGCCTGGGCTATAAGCAGTACGTCAAGCAGTGGGCCCTGGAACTGGTGACCCGGGCAGAAAACAGCATCATGGGCAGCGGTCAGGGTGCCAAGAAAAAGGCCCAGGTCTTTGCCGCGCTGCGCGGCGCACTGCCGGACTGGCTGAAGCCTTTTATCACCGATGAAGTGCTGGACAGCGTGATTGAAAAGGCCGTCAGCATGATGAAAAAGGCGCTGGAAAGCAAGAAGCCTACCATCAACAAGGAGTAATTTATGATCGAGCAAAGCGTATCTCTCGCATCCAATGGCGTCGTCAAAGTGCCGGGCTATGAGCAGCTGGTGCGCTTTGGCTACACCAAGAACCGGGGCGTGTACCGCCTGCACGTCGATGCCACCGGCGCAGAGCAGGCCAAGACCGACGCACAGACGGCAGCACAGCAGGCTGGAGCATCTGCCCAAAAGGCCGGGCAGGCTCTCTCTGACACCATCAACGCCAAAGAGGACGCTCTGAAAGCCATCGGTGACAAGCAGACCACCGCCACGCAGGCTGTGGACACGGCCCGGGACAAGGCCCTCCAGCAGGTGGAAGCCCTTGCACAAGCGTACTACGATGCGCTGGACGCGGAGGACAAGGC